GGAAGGTTTAATAAAATTCTTCCTTTCTCTAAGTTCTTCTATTTGTTTTATGGACTGAATTCTCTTTTTGTAATCTTTTATTGCCCACTCTATATTTCCACCCTTAACACTTACTACTAACATAACCTATTAATATGGCTTTTGATATTCCAATTGTTTTTTTAATTCTCTTTCGTAGTCTTTTTCTACTTTGTTTAAATCATCCTTTGCATCTTTGATATCTTCTTGATGTTTTTTTAATTGATAGAGATATTCATTTTTTCTATCTTCATCCTGTTCATCAAAGTATGATTTACTCATCATTTTTTGACGAGTTGTTAATCCTTCATATTTTCTTATTGCATCTATATATTCGGATGACACTTTTCTAAATCCAGCTCTTATCTTAACAGCTTCTTCTTTTAATGGTATAAGATTTATTAATTTCATATTATTGTAAATTAACCAATTTATATTTTGTTGAGTATAATAAAGTTACAATATTATCTATGTCGTTTTGTAACCAACTCATTTGTAATTTTTCGTCTTTTCTCAATTTTGCAACTGCTGCAATCAATTTATCAAAATATACAATTACATTTTTCAAATCATTGTTTGTATCTAAACCACTAACTGATTGTAATTTAATCAAACCATATTGTCCTTGATATGCTTCCACCAATCCATCAACGATACCACCAATTGAATCATAGTATTCTCCCAATGTTAAATGTGCAGATAATGAACCAACACCTCTTTGTCCTAAATGGAATGAATGTGCCTGTGTTCTACTATGTAATAACAATGATGCTAATTGTTCCAATTTATTTTGTTTTACTTTCTTTAATTCCCAATCTTTGTTTCATCACTTCTTCGGATAAATCTGCTATTTCAAAGTATCTACCCAATACATGTCCCATATCTTCATAAAGAGCTTCTAATCTTTGTTGTTGAGCTTTTGCTTCTACTGCTTCTTTTTCAAAACCTGATTGTAACTTTTTAAGTTCGTTCATATTTCTTTTAATAGTTACTCTATCAAACCAGTCACCACCTTCTCTCAAAGTGTACTCTTGTGCTGCATCTGCAATTCCACCCAATGTTTCTGCGATTTGCATAATATCGGATTTTCTACTCATACCTTCTCTATGTTGGTTATAAGTTGAAATGATTTCTAAAAAATGTCTTTTTAGTTCTGTTGGTAATTGTTGAAACTCTTCCGTTTCGTTTAATAAATCTCTTAACTTTAACATATACTATCTCTTTACGATTTTATTCTTTTTTAATTTTTGAACTGCTATTGATAATTCTTGTGGTGTCATACCCAATGCATCTACCAATTTTGCAATTACCAATTGTTCTTTTTTTCTAGATAAGTTATATGATTTAATAACTTGCAACGCTCTATCTAAAAATCTTTCAACTTTAGCCGGTATTGCAGTATCCATATCCTCTATGGATTCTTTTTTTAATTCTTTACCAGGTATTAAATTTACTAACTTTGCCATATTAATTAAGTTCTATTATAATTTCTCTCATTAAATCTTGTGACTTACACCATTTACCACATTCCTCAGCTACTTTTGCCCATTGCTTTGATTCGTTCATAGGAGCCATAAATGCACCATGTGTTGACGGGTTTGATACAAAGTCCCATCCAACTAATTCAAAGTCTTCTGCTACCATTACAGTTCCATCTCTTAATTCTTTTACTGAACCCAATCCTCTACTACTAATACCTAAACGAATATTGTTTTTCAATAATTCTTTTAATATATTTCCAGATGGGGTTGAAAGTATTTCTACTACACCACACACATCATCACCTTCCCAATAAATTTCTCTAATATTGTGTGATACATTCTTTAAATTAATAACAGGAGATTCAGGATGGTCTAATTCACCCAATGCTCTTCTTTCTTTAATAAGTTGTTGATATTTCTTACACTCTCTTTCTAATATTTCTTTAGGATATCTTCTATTATTTTGATTTGGAGCACCGGCTCTTTGTAGGATTCCTTTAACTAAATAAGTTCCATTTTCTTCTTGTTGAAGTTTTGCTTCAAACAAATGAGTTTCTATTAATAATCCTTTATTCATTATTTTAAATCCTTTTTTACTTTTTCAATCGCTACATTACTCATTGGTGGCCAAGATTTGATAAGTATAGTCTTTAATTGATTTTTCAATTCAGTTTCATCCAACTCACCATTTGTACTATCCACCAATTTTGTTATCTGTGTTTTAATGTATCCCATGTTAACAATATCCTCAGCCGTATTATTATCAATTCCTCTTTTTGTGTCAATCATTTTAGATATATCTTGAATTACATTTTTATTATCTGCAATTGAATCTAAAATACTTTTAACCTCTTTTTTATAGATTGGTTTTCCTTGGAAATATTTCATTCCTGTTTTTACCAATTCATAAAAATAATACATCAAAATCCTACCTAATATTGCACTACCCAATATGGTTAGTATTCCTATTGCAATATTTTCATTTACTTTTTTTTTTTAACCACTTCGTTTTTAGCTCTTAATGCTGCCAAATCCGAACCTTCAATCTCACCATCACCATCGGTATCAATTTTCTTTTGTCCTGCAGTTAATTCGGCTTCGTTATATCCTGTTAATCTACCTTCCGATTTTGCTTTTGATGCTTTATCTACTGCATTAAAAAATACTTTCTTTTCATCATCAGACATATCTCCTAATGACTTACCTGTCTTATCTAACATATGTTTAAATAATTGTTGGTAATCACTTTCTTCTTTTACAACTTGTCTAATAAGTTCTTTTAATTCGTTATGTTTCATTATTCTGAAATTTGTCTGATTTTTTGGTCTAATTTTATCAATCTCTCTTTTATACTATAAATATGACCATTTGTTCTTTTCCAGTAAGATTTGTTATCAACACCACTTTCATTTTTAATCTTACCATACCAATTAAGAAATCTTTCCATTTCTTTTAATTGTTTATTGATGTTAGATATACCTCTACCTATTTTAGCTTGTGCAGTTGATTCTTCGTTTTTTAAATCTAACCAACGATTTTCACTCACTACACTATATCCGGTTAAATCTGCTTGCCTCTTACCTTTTTTCTTTTCGTTTTCAGGTTTACCAAATGCGGCAGGTGAATCATATCCTTGTACATTTCCAGTTACATTCATCTCATCGACCATCTTTTCTCTTACAAGTTGACGAATCTTTTCTTTAAGTTGTTTGATTTGTTCATCCTTTTTATCAGGCAATCCTTTATGAGATGTTGATGCAAAATCTTTAGCATCTTTATCGGACATCGAATCTGCTGCTTTACTAACTTCAGGAGATGGGTTTTTCATATCACCCTTTTGAGCGGCATGAACCATACCCATAAATCTTTGTTGTGCTTTTGATACTGCTGGCATTTTGATAATATTAAGCTAATAAATATACTGAACCAGATGTTACTTGAACACTATACATTGTTGTTGCAACACCAGCTGAACCAGATGATTGTTGTTCAGCAGATGCACTATATATTAGTAAATTTGCAGGATAAATTGGTATTGGTGTATTTTTTGGTAAATATGCCAAACTCATGATAGTATGTGATGTACCCGTGAATCCTTCTAAATATAATGTACCCGTGCATATTGTTGTATTTACCATTATACCCCAAGCTCTATCCAAAGAACCAGATTGTCCTGTTGTGATTTCTTTTGCGTTAAAAATTCTATAATTTGTACTCATAATTTTATTTTTTAATCGATTCTTTTAATTCACTTAGTAATTCATAAGTCATCATCATTGCAGATAAATGTTGTTCTTTAATCTTTTTTACAGATTTAATTTTTTTAACATTTGAAATTGTTTCTGCTAATTTAATTTTAGTAACTTTATCAGAAATTTTAGAACCTACTTCTTTTAATGAATCCACCAATTTAGTTACTTCTTCATTAACATATTGATTCAATTTACCTGTGTTATTGATGTTGTTAATATATTCTCTCAATAATCCTTTCTGGTCTTCAGTTAGATTTTTGTATTTACTATTAAAAGATTCTACTAATAATTTGTATGATACTGCTCTTAAATCATCATCTTGTTTTCTATATTCTTCTAAAACTGCATCTTTTACTTTTGCATCTTTATTTTGAATAGACGAATTAATAATGTTTTCTGCAATAGTAAATCTAGATGAAACTATATCCGTTGGGTCAAATGATTCTTCGGATGTAACTGTTTCAAATATTTTGTAAATAGATGCAAGAGTTTTGTAGTTTGATATTGGAGATTTAATAAACTCATCCAAATTATAAGTTTCCTTAATTTCTTTAATAAGGATGTACTTTTCTTTTGTAAGTTTTTTCTCGTCAATTTTTTTACGAGCTTCTAATATAGTGTTGATAAATTGATTTGCTTTTGATTCTGAATTATATTTTTCATTTATCAAATATTGGTATAATTTTAATTCTTTAGATAATTCTTTTTTAGAATTAAAATGTTCTTTTAAAATCTTTTCTGCAATTGATTTATTGGCAGACATGATTTCCGAAGTAATTTGTCTTACTAATAATTCAAATATAAACCCAGTATTTTTAAACTTCGAATGTTTTATTTTTTTCATCAATTTGTCTAATTTGTCAGATATAAATATGTTTTTATATTACTTTATTACTCTTTTGTTAAATCTTCCGTTAAAATAGTTTTTTTATTACCATCCATATCTTTAAATATCTCTTGATAATTGTTTCTTGGTTTATATTTTACCGACCCTTCTTTTGCTTTAAGTGTCTTTATACCCAATGGGTCTCTACCTTCTGGATGGTCGTCTTTACCATATCTAACAGGGTCTTTTGGTCTACCTATATTACCATCTTCTTCTAATTCGGTTTTTAATCTATTTAATTCTTCTTCTACATTCGTAGGGCCTTCTGTTCCAGTTTCTTTTGCTGGGTCAACACCTTGTGTTTCAATTGATGTTAATCTAAATGCTTGTTTTGTATCATCCAATACTGCAAGTGTTAATTCATCTTGTTCATCTTTAGCCATTTTCATTACCGTCTCATACATCCACTCTTTAGAGAACATTTTGGTTTGTTGCATTTGTTGAATCAATGCCACCTTTGAAGTATATAATTCTACTTGTTCTTGTTCGTATATTTTTGATGGAATAGTTAATTCTAATGTAAAATTAGTCAAATTATCATCATCAATTCCTTGTGCATATAAATGGACGATTGCAATCTTAGTCAATTCTGAAATTAATACTCTTTGAACTCTTTCAATTGTTTTTGCAAAACGAATATCCATAGACGCCAATGTTGCTTTTCCATTAGTATCTTCTTCGTATCCTAAATATGCTTTTGGAATTTTCAATGCTGCCATTAATTTACCTCTTAAGTAATTAATGTCATCAATCATATTATATTCTAATCCTTTTAATGTATCGATGGATGTTCCATTATCATTACCTCTTACAGGCATGTAATAATCTTCAATTAAGTTTTGAACATTATATTTTAAGTTATACTCACCGGTTCTTTCGTCAACAAATGGAACTTTTTTAGATGAGTTTATAATCTTTTGCATGTAATTATCCACTTCATTTGGTGGTATATTACCTACATCAATTTTAAATATTCTCTTTTCAGGAGCTCTCATTACTCTATGAATTAACATTGCATCTTCCATCAACATTAATTGTTTCCAAACTCTTCTTGCACCTTCTACCATTGATTTACCATATGGTAAAAAGTTTGAATCTGAATTTAAACGGAAGTGAGCCAATTCATAGTTTTCAAATTCTTTTTTTGGACTCATACCATATCCTCCTAATGGGTTTTGATATGGTGCGTATACAAACTTAACTCTTTGTGGGTTTTGTAAATCAAATCCCTCTACTCTACTCACTTCGTAAGTAGATAGTGGCATTACATTTACAATACCTATTTTATCTGCTATTTCTAATTGTAGGAAAAAATCACCATATTTAACTAAATTTCTGGTCCATGGCCATAAATTAAATTCAACATTAAGAATATCGTAAAATAGATTTTCTAATATTTGTTTAACATTATCATCTTCATGATGTATTTTTAATACATTTCCTTGTTCATTTCTAGCTGTACACTCATCCGCGTATACATCCAATGCAGATGACAATATCGGGTCCGTATCCATTGAATCATAATCTCTAAACAAGTCAATTCTAACTTGTTGATATGCCATTGATGATTCTACTTGTCCTGTTCCGTAGTTTGTTACTTTCAACTTCATAAATCTATCAACAAGATTGGTGGTCATATTCTGCCATTCATCCGTATCGATAACTTTTACACCATCAGCCGTTTTACGGACAATAGTATTAGTTGAAAATAATTTTTGTAACCTACTAAATATTGATTTATCTGCCATTTTTATATAATTCTATTTTTCTAAATATACGGAAAATATTTGAGTTTACCAAATATTACCATTTCCTACAACTCCAATAGTTTGCTTTATGTCTTGGTCCTGGACTATCACAATTCATTCTTGCTCTAAAAGATTTTCTTGCTTTTGGATTTGATTTTCTTATTTTCATTCCTTTTTGTCCAAAATTTACTTTAACAACATTACCTGCAGGATTCTTTACATATACTTTGAATTTCTTAACATCACCTTGCATTGGTTTACCTAGTTGTACTTCTCTACCTTGATATTCCGCTTCTCTTAAACATTGACAACCTTCGTTTAGGTTTTTATCATATGTTCTCATAAAAGAAATAAAGTC